TAAAGTAAAGGTGATGTACGAGTACCTACCATCCTGGTTAAAACTGCCTACGGTAGAAGATAATAAATTATCGCTCAGATTAAATAACGGGTCACAAATTAAAGCAACTTCGTCATCAGGGGATTCAGGTCGTTCAGAAGCATTGTCTTTATTGATTATTGATGAGGCTGCATTTATTAGTAATGTAGAAGAAATTTGGATATCATCACAACAAACACTAGCAACAGGAGGAGGTGCAATTATTTTATCAACACCTAACGGTACTGGTAACTTCTTTCATAAAACATGGGTTGGAGCTGAATCTGGGCAAAACCGATTTAATACCATTCGTCTTAAATGGGATGTCCATCCTGAACGAGATCAAACTTGGCGCGACAAACAAGATGAATTATTAGGACCTAAAGGAGCAGCTCAAGAATGTGATTGTGACTTTATTTCATCGGGTCAAACAGTAGTTGATGGCCCATTAATTCAATGGTATGACCAAACCACTGTTCAAGAGCCTATAGAGAAACGATACTTAGATGGAAATTTATGGATTTGGGAACAAGCAGATTATTCTAAAGATTATATAGTAGTAGCTGACGTTGCTCGAGGTGATAGCGCAGACTATTCAGCGTTTCATGTAATAGATGTTGAGTCAGTAACTCAAGTAGCTGAATATAAAGGGCAAATTAGTACCAAAGATTATGGAAATTTATTAGTTAATGTTGCTACAGAATATAATGATGCATTACTAGTAATAGAAAATGCCAATATTGGTTGGGCAACAATACAAGTTGCTATTGATAGGGGCTATAAAAATTTATATTATTCTCCAAAAGACGGATCAATCTCAGACGTATCACAGCAATTAGCAAGGTATGTTGATTTAAAAGACCCTTCACAAATGGTACCTGGGTTCTCAATGACTTCTAGGACACGTCCTTTAGTTATTTCTAAATTAGACATATATACAAGAGAGCGAGTTCCAGTAATTCGATCTAGAAGATTAATTGATGAGTTGTATGTGTTTATTTGGAACGGTGCTAGAGCTGAAGCACAGCACGGTTATAATGATGACCTTGTTATGTCATTTTCAACAGCGTTATGGATTAGAGATACCGCGCTTAAGCTTCGACAGCAAGGAATTGAAATGCACAGAAAAACATTAGATTACTTCGGTGCATCCGCAGGTGCATATTCTAGTAATGCCGGAATGATGAAAAATTCGGGGTGGACAATGCCCACCGGACACACCGGAATGGATGAAGATTTAACTTGGTTAATAAAATAACCAGCTTCTATTAAAAATTGATATTTATTTTAAATTAAAGAAATTATATGGCTGAAAAAACATTATATGGGCGACTTAAACGTCTCTTCAATACTAATGTTGTTGTGCGCCGCGTTGGTAAAGATAAGCTTCGAGTAGTCGATAACGATCATTTACAATCTATTGGTAACGCTCACAATTCTAAATTTGTAGATAGATTTACTAGACTACATGGGGTACACACCAATTCAACAAATACATATAATCCTAATTATAATTACTTTTCTTCTAAAACAGAATTATATACGGATTATGAAGTAATGGACCAAGATTCAATTATCGCTTCAGCATTAGACATTTATGCTGACGAAACAGTTATGAAAGACGATTTTGGCGATGTATTGCGTATTAATAGCAACAACGAAAACATTAAAAAAATACTTCATAACTTATTTTATGATATTTTAAACGTAGAATTTAATTTATGGCCATGGGTTCGCAATATGTGTAAGTATGGCGATTTATATTTGAAATTAGATATACAAGAAGAAATTGGAATTGTAAATGTCGTTCCATTATCTGCATATGAAATTGTACGTGAAGAAGGTTTAGATCCGACTAATCCATATCACGTTCAGTTTAAGCAATTAGGAGGCGGAAATATTACGTTTGAGAATTATGAAATTGCTCACTTCCGTAATTTAACGGACTCAAATTTTCTTCCATACGGTAAATCAATGATTGAACCAGCGCGTAAAGTTTGGAAACAACTTACTTTAATGGAAGACGCGATGTTAATTCATCGTATTATGCGCGCTCCCGAAAAGCGTATTTTTAAAATTGACGTAGGAAACATTCCACCTGCAGAGGTTGATAATTACATGCAACGTATTATTAACCAAATGAGAAAGACTCCATATGTTGATCAACAAACTGGAGAATATAATCTTAAATTCAATATGCAAAACATGTTGGAAGATTATTTCCTGCCAGTACGTGGAGGACAAAGTGGTACTGAAATTGATACATTAGCTGGAATGGAATTTACCGGTATTGATGATATTGAATACTTAAAAAATAGAATGATGTCTGCCCTTAAAGTGCCAAAAGCATTTTTAGGATATGAAGAAGGATTATCAGGTAAAGCAACGCTTGCAGCAGAAGACGTACGCTTTGCTAGAACCATTGAAAAAATTCAGCGAATTGTTATTTCTGAATTACATAAGATTGCAATTATTCACTTATATTCACAAGGATATGAGAATGCCGAGTTATTAGATTTTGAATTGTCAATGACATCTCCATCGACAATTTATGAACAAGAAAAATTAACTTTATATACTAGTAAAGTTGATCTAGCAAAATCAATGCTTGAAGGAAAAATCATATCAAGAGATTGGATCTTTAAAAATATCTTTAATTTCAACGATGATGAGATTGATGGATTAGAAAAGCAAATTATAAAAGATCAAAAAGATACTTTTAGATTGACTAAAATTAGTGAAGAAGGGGAAGATCCTGCAGATCCAAAAAATCAAAAGAAAAAAGAAGAAGAAGGCGGAGAGGAAGAGGGTGGAGGAAACCCATTTGAATCTGTCGATATGGACCTACAAAAAGAATATGATAAAAGGTCAAAAAATAGAAATACTCCAGAAGTTCCAGAAGGCGGATGGCCTGGTGCTGGACGTCCAGAAGAGCCAATTAAATATAATAGTCATGATCACCCTAGAGGATATGATCCAATTGGTCGAGTAGCTTGGAAAAATGCTAGAACAACAAGTAATGAATCTGTAGATTTAGTTAAAAAATACGGGTTATCTAAATTAGTGGTAGATAAACAATCACTGTTATCAGAAAGTTCTAGTTTAATGGATGAGGAGAATATCCTCCCAGAAGAAATTTAAAAGATCAAAGACGTCATATTTATTATTAAAGAAACAATAAGCCTAGAATGAAAAATTTAAAGCACTCAAAGTTTAAAAATACCGGAGTACTTTTTGAACTGTTGGTTCGACAAGTAGCTTCCGATACTTTGAACAATAATGATTCAAAGGCTATACCGCTTATCAAAAAGTATTTTGCGAAAAGTACAGAATTGGCTAAAGAATTATCATTATATCAAACCTTAGTTAAAGAGAGATTTAATAAAGAAGAAAAAGCCAATCATTTAATAGAAGCGGCCATAGCAGCAAGACTCCAATTAAACCAAGCATCACTTAATAGACAAAAATATAACTTAATCAAAGATATTAAAGAGTCTTATATTTTAGAAGATTTTTTTAAATCAAAAGTTAATAATTACAAACCATTAGCTGCTATTTATAAATTATTTGAATATTCAGTAGCTGATAATCCTGTAGAGTCTGTAAATAACCGATATACTCTTATAGAGCATATTGTACGTAAAGATCTTAAAAAACAAGCTGCGGTAAATGAAATGGCTGAGTTTGTTAAGCAAGATAAAGAAGTTAGATTATTATCATACAAATTATTAGTAGATAAGTTTAATACTAAATATTCAAATTTAAACGAAGGTCAGAAAAACTTATTGAGACAATACATTAATTCAGTTTCAGAAGGCATTGAATTAAAGTCGTTTATATCTGAAGAAATTGTACGTATTAAAAAGCAACTTAAGCCATTTGTTGAGTCGGTAGAAGACCAAGTAGTGCAAATTAAATTAACAGAGGTTGCTAATTTATTAAATGAAGTTCTTACTGCGAAAACAATTAAAGATAATCATATCTTAAGTTTACTTCGCTATCACGAATTGATTAAAGAGCTTAAAAAAATATAATATGAGTTATTTTAAATCGCTTCAGAAACCAATATTAGAAGGCGCATTGGATGACAATAGCGCAGGTAACTATATGTTTTTTAGTAACTTAAAACAAATACATAGACAGTGTGAGTTGTTATTGTCACAAGATCCAGCTCAAATAGAAAATCTTCTTAATAATGGGCATGACTGGGCCGACGATCATCTAACAGGAGCTAAAGAATATTTAGATCAAGTATTTGATTTCATGATGAATGAATTTGATATTAATGAAATGTCTACTAGTGCAGGCGCAGGAGGATATGAAACTCCGAATGCATTTGGCAAATTATCTAATGATAATGTTGAGATGTTAGGTTATAAAAAAGCAAAAAAGAAAAAATCTAATACAGTAGCAGAATCTACCTTTATGCGTTTGTCAAAAGAATTATATTTGTAACATGGAAAACAAAAAATTATTAGTAGACTACATTACCTTTGACATTTCTCCGGAAATGATTAATGAGTCTATGGAAAAAAATAACGGACGCCTAGTAGTAAAAGGAGTATTGCAGCGCGCCGAGGCTAAAAACCAAAACGGAAGAGTATATCCTAAAGAAGTATTGATGCGTGAAGCAAAAAAATATAGCGACGTTAATATTAAAGAAAGACGTGCATTAGGAGAATTAGACCACCCAGATAGTTCAGTAGTTAACTTAAACAATGTATCTCATAATGTTACTGAAATGCATTGGAATGGAGATGACCTAGTAGGAACGGTAGAAATATTATCAACCCCTTCAGGTAATATCTTGAGAGAATTATTTAAGTGTGGAATTAAATTAGGTATTTCTTCTAGAGGTTTAGGATCTGTTAAGCAATTAGGAGAAGGAAGTGTTGAAGTGCAAGACGACTTCGAACTTATAGCATTTGATTTCGTATCAAACCCATCAACTCACGGAGCTTTTTTAAAGCCAATGAATGAATCAGTTAATAAAGAATTAGCTAGTAATAAGTTTGATAAAGTAAATCGTTTAATTACTGATATTTTAACTGACATTAAATAATATACATTATGAACCTAGAAGAAAGATACAAATCAAGCGCATTTAATAATAAGAAAAGCGCGTACGCTGGTCAAACTCAATTTAACTCTGACCGTT